GGTCACCCAAATAGATTGCCCCGGACTGGTTATCGGCAATCTGATACCCGTACTGTTTCTGTGCTCCAGTAGCGGACAGGTTGCCCATAGGACGCAGACCAAAGGGCTTATTTACGTTAGCCATTTGTCAATTCCTTAAAAAAGTTTATTCCCCGGATGGACCGGGGCTACCAAAAGTAACCCGAGACTGACGCTGAGGATTTTCGATCCGCATGCTGTTGTGAGCATTGCTTTTCATAAGCTCATTGTCAATCGCTTGAACCTGATCAATGGCCCGACGGCTGTAATATGCCTGTCGCTCTTCAACTGTTTCCAAAGGAATACGGGCTAACAGAACGTCTCCCACGCTGATAATGCCAGCGTGTCGACCGTCTTCCACGGAGGGAACAGGAAAGTCTGGGTACTCTTCCGAACGGACGAGTTCATAACCTTCACGGACTTTAGTAGCAATATTCATACGGTCTTCTTGATTTCCCGTAAATGCCCTAATCCATCTGTGTTTGTATCCTTCAGGAGCAGGAGGCGCATCAAGACGTGATGGCGGAGTCCAAGGTTTCCGGCGTGCAGCTTTCTCACGAGTATCCGCGGAACGCGCTTCACGATTAATGGGTGTAGTTACCTTGTCCATGATCAATCCTTGACGTATTTGGCATATTCCTCAATCGGAACGCCGAGTTTTTTCGCAATTGCTACCTGACTTGCAGTCAACTTCACAATGCGGCGTGCATTATTTACCCCGGAAGACCGGGTTGCAGGTGCCACCGTTTGCACGGTTCTAGTGGTCCTGTCTTTATTAAATCGACCTGGAAAGGATGATTTAAGTCGACGATCCAGCTCATCATAGTACTCATCTGAACTGCCGTCAAATCCTTCAACTTCAATTAGCTGTCGATGAATGCCCCAAGCGGCAGATGTGAGCACAGTATCGCGCCCATACCACGAGTTTTTATCTACCCAATTAGCCGCTTTTTCATCCACAACTGGCCTAGATTGCTGAACAACCGGCTGCTGCGGACGCTGCTGCTGTTGCACCAACTGCTCTTGATATGACTGACGATGCGCATTAGCTTCAGCAATTTGACGCTGCTCGTGAATTAGCGAAGTCAACCGAGTACTGGCTTCAATCTCAGTCGAAATATCACCCTCTTCACGGGCTTTTTGAATGATTTGCTTTAGCGCAACAAGTTGGGTCTCTACCCGACCACTGGCCTCATACAAACGCTCTTCATCCGTGCGAACAACTTTTTGTTCCAACTGCTGCAGTCTGGCTTGCATGCCCTGAGCCAATTCCAACGCAGCCTGCTCTCGACGCTCCGTCTCGCGCAAGCGAGCCGTCATCTTGTCAATGCGCTTCTTGACCTTGTCGCTGTAATCATCCAGTTCCTGGTCTTGATTAACAGCAGCTGTCGTGTTCTGCCCTTCCGTCTCGGTCACTGTGACCGACATGGGCTGTTCGTCCTCTCCGACGTTGTAATCCAACTCTTGATCTGACATTGTCTACTCCTTACATGTGCAAAATGTCATCAGGGTCCAAAATCACACCCAGAACTTCATCGTCGTTAATAAACCGGATCTCGCCACCATCAATAGGAATGCGAGCCCCCGCATAACGACCAAAAATAATCCACTCCCCCTCCTCGCACCACGGTCCGGTAGGGAATTTGGTTTCGTCTGAGTAAGCCAGGCTGCCCATTTTCAAGACATACCCGCACACGGTATTTAAAACCGCGCGTTTTTGTGTTTCTTCCGCAAGGACAATCCCGCCTTTTGTCTTGTCTGCACCCCGATAAGGCAGAATCGCAATCCGCCAACCTGATGGTTCAGGGATTCGATCCATTACAGCTGGCGGAATCTTGTCCGGGTCAAAAACCCCGTCGACATATGCATCATCCAACACGGGCTCTGCAGCTTCAGCTTTCCATTTGCGCTCTAGCGCAGTGATAGGCTCTTCCATACGACCTCCTTTGAGTTAAAAATCAGGATCTTTGCGGCGAAGTAAAGACTTGACCACATCTTCAACAAGATTCAAACCTTCCAGACGGCCCATCATGAAGCGATAGCGTTCCATGTCGGAAATGCCACCACTCAAAATGATTGCCTCAGAGTCCGCTTTAAGCTTTCTGATTTCTTTCAGCACAGCTTCTGTAAATTCAAGCATGGAAACCCCATGAAAAGCAGACGGAATGCGCCCCGTCTGTAGGCTTGTGTCAATCAGTATATACCAACAGGATCATTGCCGTCACGTTTGCGAATGACTTTTGCAGGCCCGTTTTTGCCTTTTTTAAGCTCTTTTTTAGGTGCATTACTTGGATTATTCTGTCCAGCCTTGCTGTAAGCAATTGCCGCAGCCTGTTTTACAGCCGCTGCAGTGCTTTTTGGCTTGCTTGTACCAATCTTCCCCTTCTCTTTAAAGGAATGCACCATCTCCCCAATGTTTGAGCTAATGGTTTTTTGACTTTTACCAGATTTAAGAGGCATTTTGGTTCCTTGGAGGCTGGTTTGTAGTGATGTGCGTGCGCTCCCTGGCAATACCGCCCCTGAACTGGGCAATATTCTCTTGTGAACGCATTCTTTCTTGCGCAACTTGCGCATTTTGCTGCAACTTCTGCTGATCCAATTGCAACGACTGCGCTTCCAACGCCAATTTCTGTTGGTCGTTCTGCGCACGCTGCGCCAATTCCTGTTTTTTGAGCTCAACAATCGGATCAGGCTGCTCGTTACCACCGTTAAGTTGATCCTGCAGATCTCTCATGTCTTTTATGTACTGCGCAATCTTTAGCGCAATCATGCTTTCCTTTTGAATAGCTGAAACCATTCGATCAGGATCGCTTCCGTATGACTGGAACAGCTCAGCTTCCACGGTTTCCTCCGCTTTCAAGCGAACATGCTCCATGATGTGTTGCTGGAACGCCACGGCGACGCCAACATTTGACTGAACCGTAGGCGACATGCCAAACATCAAATGAGCAGCAATGTGCGCATCATGCTGCTGCCCAGCAAACGCCTTGACCTTCATGGTATCCATGATGTGAGCGTTCTCTGTCGCCGGATCTTTCGGGAACTGAGCATTTTGAGGCTTCAACAACCCCGAAATATCCCGCACATTCAACGCCGCATACACCCGATAGTACGCTTCGTACATGTCGTGCATCTGCGGAGCACTCTGCGCTAACTGCAGTTGCGTTTGCGCCAGAGTGATTCTTTGCGTGGTCGAAAAAATGTTGGGGTCAGATACCGGAAGGACCGCAACCAAGCTGTTAAAGTCCTTGCGCTTGATCGACCGACTGGCTCCAGGGACGTCATACGGATAGTTGTCCGGTAAATAGTCAGCAAAACCTTCCGCCAGGAGCTCAAACTCCATCGCCTGCGCATAATGCAGCCGCTTATGGATCGCGCTCATCACCATGGAGCCACGCTCAAGCAGCGCCATCGTTGTTCCTACCTGCGCATTCTGGTTTCCATCCCCAACCATCATGTCCGCAGTACTGGCCAACCGCTTTCCAGCGTCAACCAAGAACCCAAGCAGCTGAAACAACGTCTGACTCGGCTCTTTGTACGGCAAAGGCAACAAAGATGCCGACAATTCCGCACCACCCGCGTCAATATCGCGCCATTCACCCGGCTGAATCGGATTATCACTGTCCGCGATCCGCGCACCCTTCGCCTTAAAGCCTGCCGGCAGGTTTGACAACGTCCCCGCATCCAACAGCTGGCGCAAAGCCGACGTCGCACCCTTCGACAAACTGCCAATCAGGTGAACAAACCCCAAGCCATACGCACCAAGGCCCTCGACAAGCACGTAATGGACAAAATAATTGCGCCGACGCTTTAATTTGTCGCTTTCTTTCCAATTCCGACGCACGCCAACCACTTGCAACGAGTCTTCCGAGAACGTCACAACATACGGAAGCTTGATTTTTGTCGGCTCGCCGTCCTCATCCTTGTCCTCAAACCCCGGAATCTCCAAATCGACCTGCATTTCCAGCAAAAAGATCTCTTCCGCTTGGTCCGTTGGCCGAACTCCAACAATTTTGTCCGTTGCTTTTGCAATTTGAGTTGAATCAGTGGGCTGTTGCTCGGCTTCCAAGTCCACATCCAAGTACTCACCGGCCACTACGCGCTTGCGAAACTCATTCGCATCCATCGCAATCCGGTGCGTGACCCGCGGACACTGAGCAATCACGCTCGATCCGTTGTATGGAATATACAAATCATTAGCCAAAACCAGCTTACTGACCATCCGCCCCAATTGAGCGTCGTAATAAACCTTTTTGAACGTCGAACCACCGTAGCCGGTATAGAACAAAAGCTGGTCAAACTCGGGCGTGTACTCACGCATCACGTGAGTAATCTGATAATTCATGAAATCCTGGACGCGACCGGCCTGCTGGACCTTGTCCGCAGTCTCTTTGCCCATAATCTCCGTGCGCACAGGCCCACCCGCAGGCATCAATTCCTTAAACGCTTGCGCCTGGAACTGAACAATCGCCTCTGTCAGCAACGGATGCGCCGCATTTGACGCGCCACGGAATGGCTTTGTCTTCTCTTCAAGCTTCAAGCCCAACAGATCAAGGCCCTTGGCGTACATCTGCTCCCAATCCGAGCGCGAGGACTTGTCTGCTTCATACATCTGAAGCAACTCCATCGCGATCTTTCCAAGGTCCTGCTCGTCAATGACCTCCGCCAGGTTGGCGTAAAAATCAACTTCGTCCTCTTCCCCTATTTCAACGGTCGCCCCACCGTCATCCTCCAGGACAACTTCAATGTCCGGGGCCTGCTCATCAAGGACCGCGATGCCCGTACTCGGAGCTTCTGAGAGAGATTTTTCGATTGACATGTTCTAGTCCGGTTATTCAGGTGCTTGACGTCCTGCTCGTGCTCTTATTCTCGCACGAGCCGCCTCTTGCAAGTCTTGTTGCAGTTGTAGTTGTTCACGCGCGTTCGGCGCACCTGGTTGTGGTTGAGCCTCTTGACCTAGTCGAATTACTGGCGGCTCTAGTGCCAGCTCTCGGTAAAGGTTTTGAAGTTCGTTGGCCTCTACATTGGTTTCAAGGTTTCGTTTATACGACTGCAATATCGGGGTCAAAAGATCTTCTTTTTCGGAAATTTTTGTTGGTTTAAGATAGTCTTGCAAGAAACTTAATACGGCCGTGTCGTATTTCTCAGGAGCCGTGTTTCCAGTGGCCCTTCCATTGCCTTTAATTTGAGTAACGGTAGGTCCGCCTGCGTCCATCCTTACTTCAACCGTATTAACCGGCCTATTTCGGGCGTCCCGAAGAGTAAAAACTTGCCATCTACCTTCGTTAAACCCTTCAATTTTGTCTCGGCCATAGCCTATGCCGCCTGTTTCATACCCACCAACAGAATGCCCTACATATGCACCTTCCGGTACAGTAGCTTGCCGTTTTTCAATTCGTTTCCAAGAAAACCCTTCCAACGGTCCTTCTGCAAATTGCAAAAGTGGAGCACTAACACCTTCGGAAAACACAGAATCCGGAACTGGTTTTCCTGCTTTAATTTTTTCTGCTAGGTTTTCAAGTCTAACTACATCATCTCGTACTTTTAACCCGCCGCGAACTGCATCTTCAAAACGAATATTAGCCAGTTCTCGCAACGGCAAAGTGGTTAAATACTGGTTAATGGACTCAGGGTTAAACAGCTCTCTTAAGGGCTTTTCCATGTTCCCAGCTTGGTAAATTGGTTCGCCCTTTTCAACAGCAGTGCGCATGTTTTGAGGCATTAGGTTTTCGCCAACCTCCGTTAAACTCATTCCACCCACGTTGCGGCCATTCCCATACTCCTCATTAGCCCATGCCCTCTGTTGCTCAGGAGTCATTCTATTATAAGCCGCGGCTTCTTCATAAGCCTTAAATAACTCCTCTGCTGTACTCCCTCCTATATATGTTCCTGGTTGAGCATTAGAGGGTGCCGATCCTCTTATAGAAGTGTTTATTAATTCAGGACGCACGTTTTGATTTAAAATCTTGTCAATTTCTTTTGTTT